TGTAAAGGTAATTGCTGTTCCGAAGACTTTGAAGACTCCCCGAATTATCGCTATCGAGCCTTGTTGTATGCAATTTGCACAACAGGGTATCCGAGATTACCTTTATAAGGAAATCGAGGATTCTGCTTTGACACGAGGTCACGTGAATTTTCGTGATCAACTGCCTAACCAGGTTCAAGCGATAGTTGCGTCGTCGACAGGTTTATCGGCAACGATTGACCTTTCTGATGCAAGTGATCGTGTTCCACGGTCTCTTGCATTGGCTATGTTTTGGTCGAATCTTGATTTTCATGATTCGATTGATGCATGTCGTACGAATAGTGCAAAATTGCCATCAGGTGATGTTATATCACCCTTGGCAAAATTTGCATCTATGGGTAGCGCGCTTTGCTTTCCAATTGAGGCCATGTACTTCTACACTATTTGTGTAGTGGCCTTGTTGGATTCCAAAGAACTCTCCTACACTTCTCGAAACGTTTTTAACGTTACGAGAGAGGTGTATGTTTACGGTGACGACATTGTCGTTCCGTCGGCAAATGCAGCGATTGTTCTTGATTACCTGCAAAAGTACCACTGCAAGGTAAATACCGCAAAATCTTTCTGGACTGGAAAGTTCAGAGAGTCTTGTGGTATAGACGCATACAATGGGTATCAGGTAACCCCTGTTTACATCCGGCGTGTGCTTCCTAAGAACAAGCAACAATCTTCTTCTATCATCTCCGCAGTCGAGTCCGCTAACCAATTTTACAAAAAAGGTTATTGGGCTACGGCTGACTTTCTATATACCTATATAGAAGGAATCATAGGGCCTTTGCCTTATGTGAGAGAGGATAGTGAAGCGTTGGGACGTATCTCTTTCTTGGGTTATCGTACAGCCAATGGCTGGAACGATGATCTCCAGTGCTTACAAGTAAAGGCATTGGTGCCAAGACCAGTTTATCGCACTGATGAACTGAGAGGATACGCAGCTCTAAGTAAGTGTTTGATGCGCTTAGACCCTAATTTTAGGGACCAAATTACCGAGGAGCCGATCGAAAGATTCGACTTCTCGAGAATTCTGAGCACAGACAAACTCCATCTGGAGCGGTCTGCACTGCACGGCGCAGTTACACTAAAACGCCGGTGGGCGGTGACCTAAAGTCACCTGGGGGCTTCCGCCCTCTCAGGAGGTTAAGCGTCT